CTATGTTGATATTTAATATATTTGTTACTAATAAACATAGGATCACATATGTGATCACCAGTCATACCAAAGCTAGGAACATCTCTCATTGGATTCTGCCCTTGCCAGATTATCTTATCTGGACCAAGCTCAGGATCTAGATCCATGACTATTAGATCCCTAAGCTTTAATGGGTATCTATCCGCATCGGCTAGGGATGTTACCAGCTTGTATTGCAGGGCATAGTGGCTAGGGCCGATTTTAGCCCGTCTGGAGCCAAGCTCGTCCTTATTGAACCGTTCGGGCTGTGTTGCCTCTCCTGCCTCCAGATCCAATCCTAGGACCCAAGGAGCCACGTCCTCTACCTCATAGGGAAGAGAGGTATCTGGCATCTCCGCAGGATACTTAATCATAGGATATGATTCTTTTAGAGTATTGTAAATAGAGTCTTGATAATGGGGTGTACCTAAGAAGATTACTCTAGAGTTCTTATTCCTAATACTTTCTAGTTCTGCTAACTTCTTAAGTAAAGCTTCTTTACCAACTGGGGTTTCATTCTTACCCGAGATTTCAATATCGTCTAGAACTACACGGTCAGCGTGTAAACCTGTGATCTGACCTGTGATGCCTCTAGCAGCACAGTTTAGATCTTGTGTAAACTTGGTTCTAACCGCTAGGTTAAAACCAAGTGCATTGTCTTTATCCTCGTCCCGAGGTATCATATAGTGACAATAAGGGACTACAGATAGGATCTTTCTAGCCTGAGAGACAAAATCGATAGCTTTACCCTGGGTATTTGACAATACTAGGAAGGTTAAATTAGGGTCCCTAAGCCATTCCCAGCTCGCTAGGCAAGCTGTGATGGTAGACTTACCCGTACCGCGTCCTGCGGCTATGATGGCATCTGACTGCCCTTCTTGGATCTCTCTGGCTAATTCATACTGTATCTTAGTAGGTTCCCCAAGTCCTAAATGCTTAAAGCAAAAATATAGATGGTTTCTAAAATCATTGATTACTTCTTGGGGAACTTTCATTAATAAGCTGCTTTCTTAATCTTAAAGGGAACTGAGTCCTTCATAGCGGCCTCTACAGCCTCAATAGCTTCGTTAGGAATGGTATTAACCTTATCCTTGTGGTCGCTGAGGATGCCTCGTACCACGGTATAAAGACCAGGGGTTCTACGGTCTGGGTCACTGAGATCGCTGATTAAGCAGTCTAATAACTTCTCTTGCATTTCATTTAATTTTTCTTTCATTTTATTTCTCCTAGGGGTCTATTGTCTTTTACAAAGGAAGGGGGTACACAGTACCAACCTTCGGGAATGGTTACAGTATTGTTACTGAGGAACCATTGACCTTGTTGTAGGGTATATACATAGACTCTAGCATTAGGGCCTATCCGAATCGGACTCTCGTCTGGGATGAATACTGTCCTGCTTCCGCAACCACTCATCAATCCTAGAACCAGCACGACGCAAACGCTCAACATCAACATCAGCATCGACAGCCATTTTACCTGCTTCAATTTTTTTAAGTAAAACATCAAATAATCCTACTGCAATTTGCATTAAAATTCTATCAAACATTTGGAGTAGTCGGGGGTTTGGCATCCTTAGCAAAAATCAATCCAACTCCAGCAATAATAGCTGCAATAGCTGAACCAAAATCTACTACGGTTGCTGGGTCTGCATCAAACATAGTTACAAAAACGCTACCAATAGCTACGATAATTGCACCGATACCTGCCATAGTTGTATTACGATTATTCATGGTTTCCTTCTTTCTAATTCTAAAACTCTCTGCTTTAGGTCTTCGAGCATGGCACTATGCCTTGCATCTGTAGAAGACACTTGTATTTGGGCTTTTAATAAATCTTGAACAATAAGTTTTAACTCAGCTATATCATTAGTGGTTCTACTTAGTATTGATGTAGTCTTACCTATCTCAATAAAAAAACCACCAACACCAGCTAGAATAACTAGGAGTTGCACAATTTGTAAAAGTCTATCAAAATCATTCTTTTTTTCCATTGTAATTCTCCTATTATTCGTTAGTACTTACATCCATACCACTATAGTTTATAAAATCTACAGATCCATCTGTATTTAAAACAGATAAACGAATCCAAAGATTAGTGGGTAAACCTAACCTAGTAAACTTAACAGCACATTCATTACGGCCTGAAATTATTTGTGTATCTGTTCCAGTTCCTACTCCCGATGAACCTACAATTGGATTTGCATCATTATAATTGTTAGGGGAAATTAAGTCAGCTAAACTACCATAAGATTCGATAGGGCTAGCAATACTCCGTGCAAAATCAGCAGTAATATCTCCAAAACTCCAAGGACCAGAATCAATCTCAGTATCGGCTGTATTTGATTCTCTTATTGGATATACAGCTGTACTGTTCCACTTTCTAAATATTTTAGCATAACCAATAGATTTTAACCTAGGTACTTGAATACCTAGCGTAATAACATATCTATTAGCTCCAGCAGTTGTTTCTACTGTTTCGTGTTTAACATAGACACGTGTATTTGATTTATTAAATCTAGATAAAACACGTGCTTGGTCTACCTTTAACATACCGTTTTTAAAGATATCACTTTTATTAACTAAAAGAGTTGTGTTAGTACTGTAATTATGATCTGTAAATCCATACTCTAAAATAATAGAAGTTTTTAAAGACGAAACACTATCTGTTTTAAAGTAGGGTAATAAACCTGTCTTAGTAACAATTCTATACACATACTCATCTGTAGGGTCTGGCATAAAGTTTATTGCATCTGAAAATAAACGATTAGCATCTATATTAAGTAAATGAGTACCAATTAAACCATCAGTTGGCCCTACTGAGTTACCAATAGTATTTGGCCTAAAATGCCAAGGGAAATATTCTTTTGCTCCTTGAGTTACTGGTTGTGTGTATAAAAATCCAGCATATGGTGGAGATTTTCCATAAAGTCTGTATAAATTAAGGTTATCTGAAGCTATAGTTACATTTTGTGTAACCCAATCAACATCAGCTTCATTAAATCTTATGTTATTATTACTAACTGCATCTGTACTCCAACGAGCACACCAATCAGTCCAAACAGCATCAGCCTTGTAATAAGCACCTATACCATCAATAGAATAAATAGAAGTATTTGTATTAGTTGTAGGTGCTAGGCATTTTGAATAACCTGTAAATCTTACTGTGTTTCTTTCAAAACTTCCTAAAGTAGTTAAAGCACTAAGAGTTTTATCAGCTAAAGCAAGTGCTGCTTTGTTGTAATAGATAATTTGCTTAGGAATTTTCCATAGGCAATTAGAACCACCATCACTAGAATCTTCTAATCTCTTAAATGTATAATTATCTAATCCTGTGTATTCTGAACTAATTAAAAAACCTTTTTTTAATCTTGATAAAGCATCTCTATCTTTAACTATAGAATCAGTACTAACAGTAGGACGAGAACTAGCAAATGCCATATCTCGTAATCCTAATAAATAATAATCCCGATATGATGCTGCATTCTCATCACCAATAACATTTAATGCTGTTGTCAATGTAGCTAAAGATATTATTCCTGGGGCAGTAAAATACACTGAAGTAGTATCCATTTTAGGAATAGAAGATAAACAAGATGTAGAACTATCTGGGATACTTAGATAAAATGTTTTAATTCCATATCCTTTGACCTTAGATGTGTAAACAGGTCCCGCACCAGTAGAATCTGTATCATAAGTAAAATAAGGAGATGTATAATATTTTCTTCCTGAACCATTAGTTACCTGAACACCATGTTTTTTTAAAGTAGTAGTTCCAATACCATAACCCGCAGCTGAATACAATTCTTCTGGACTATCCCATAAAGCTGTTGCTGGACTCATTAAGTTTTGAGATGATGTAAAATCAACTAATGATGAAGTATTTAAAGATAAGTCCCAATGGAACTTAACCTTAACTGGATTAGTAACATTAGCTGCTAACCCTATTAACTGACTGTTAACAGTAGAAAAGAAAGATTCTGGTATATCTGTACCAGATACGTTTGGCGATGGAAGTGTTTTTTGAAGTATTCTATAGGATGTAACTGGATCAGTAAGGACCCACTCATTACTTCCATTTTTAAATTCAGATAATATACCAGAAACTGGAGCTGATATACCAGAACCACCACTATTATAACTAGTATTCAAACCAGAAGCATAAAAAGTTCTACCACTAAATACTGGATTAGCGGCTGTAATAGTTACAGAAGGAGCAGCATTGGCCCAATTTGTTCCATTGTATCTTAGTATATCTCCAGAAGCTGCACCACTTACACTAATACCGCTAAGTGATGCAAAGGTTCCAGAAAATGTAGAACTAACAAATTTAGATCCATCCCATACAAGAGCATACCCAACACCCAAACTAGATAAATCAAATTGAACAACAGGAGGCCCACCAATTATAATAAAACCACTAGAAGATGGATTAATAACAGTCCAATTTGTAGTATCAGCATTAGGTGCTGTAGTACCTGCACCAACCGTTAAACGTTTATATAATGCTGTTGCTGTTAATCCTGTGTGTGATACTATAGCATTAATAGCATAACTAGTACCACTTACCCAAGAAGGAACACCAGTAGATACTGTATAATAAAAATTTTGAGTACCATTAGTAAAGATATTCTCTTGTATTCCAAAGAGTAATTGATTAAAAGATTCGTTTAGTTGGGTAGAGGTTAATTTAGCACCATCTACAAAACTATATAACATCCTATCAGTAGGTGTTCTACGCCTAATAACTAACTCACCAGCTGGAGCAGCCGAAGCAAATACAATATTTTTAGTAGTTGTATTTACAGTATAATTAGTACCCTGAATAAGAAGAGTTTCTGCGGCCAAAGCACTTGCTCTAGAGTATACTTTAAGTTGTGAGCTTTCTGGAAATTCACAAATCCAAGCAATGGAGTTATAGCTGTAAGTTAAACTTCCAGTTACAGTATGTACATACTCAACATTAGTGAGTAATACGGGATTATTAGATGTATAACTATAGCAAGTCATTGGTACTCCTTATTCAACACTAGTGTTTCTAGATCTAAAGTTACCTAGAATTTCTATATTAGATATATTACATGGGGTTGGATAGCTTGATTTGATAAAAATCTTACAAGCTTCAGAATAGGATAGAATCTTAACTAAGTGTTCTCCTACATAATCAATCTTTAAATCATTAGTAAAATCCAGTAAACTGTTAATATCAGTTGGAAAGAATGTAGTTGAGGTAGCTGTTCTACCTCTACGCTCTACTTCAATATCATAAGAACCTGAATTTAAGTGGCGAGTTGTAACTCTTCTTAAGTTTAATACACCTTCGGTTGGACTATCTGCAGTTACACCACTCTTGTAAGTAGATCTATAGACTTGTTGTGACAATTCAATATTCATTTCATAAGAACGACCAACATATATAGGAAAACTTGGGGGAGAACTAGTAACGGTTATTTTAGTTAATCCAGTAATACCATCAGTAAAGACAGAAGTAATTGGTAGATTTAATAAACCAGATGTACCCCATTCTTCTGCGGTTATAACTGTATCTAGAGTTGGATCGTAGAATGGTAAGGTTAATGTAACTAATCCACCACCACTGGTCATTTGAGCTACTGGAACTTTGTATAACCAATCAATCATAGGAGTTGCAACGTTTACAGATTCCATAGAAGTAAAGTATACGTTTAATGTTTTAACTCCAGAATATCCAGTTCTCTTAGAGATCAAATATAAATCTTTCTCATAAGATTTAAGAGCAAAAATAGAATCGTTAGTTGATAAAATCCAACGATGAAAAGCTTGTTGGATAACCTTTTCACCATTAGTTCTAAAGGTAAACAAATAAATTGTATTCTTATTATCAGCATCAACAGATAACAAAGTATTAACACCAGAGCTTACTGTAATGGCTCCTAGATTAATAGGCAGATAATCTCTACAATGAGAACTAACTTCCATTGAGGTAGAGTATTCATCATTAAAAGAACTACCACTAAGGTACATATAAACCTTACCAGCATTCATAAAGAATACGTTATTACCCATCTTCTGAGGAGCTACTAGTTTAGATGTACTATAAAAGGATGTCGGTCTAAACTCAACACTAAAGGGAGAGATACCACCCTCATTTCCGTTACCACGAACTTCAAATTGAACCGAGCCTGAGCTAAGGGCAAATAAGATGTTTTGGAATGGGACAATGTGGCTTAGTTTATTATAGGCTCCTACGCTAGCCTGTATGTCAATTGGATCTGAAGCAGTAATATTACTGATATCATCTACCCAAAAGTTATAGTAAGCATTAGTTCGACTTGAGAAGATATTGTTATCAGTAGCCATCCAAAGTCTACCCTTCCAGATAGACATAGATTGTACTTTTTCTTTCTTTACTACTGAATTAGGACCAGGATTGCTTACTGAACTTCCTGATCTTCTAGGAAATAAAGGCATTTCCTTTATTCTCCATTTATTGTCTGTAGCTGTATCTTTATATATGATTAATGGGAATCGTCTATGATCAAAAACTGTATTAGGACCTTCGGATCTAACTCGTTCAAAGTAAGGGTTTTTAGTCCACCTAGTAGCCCTGTAGAAGCCTGTAGGGAAGGATAGGTAGGGATTACGGACAAAGTATACCTTGCCTAGCCCCAGATAGGCTGTGCTGCCGTCTCTGTCCTCTGCTGTTAAAGGAGATGA